TTACTTAGGAGAAACCTCTAGAACTAAGTTATTAGAAAAAAAGGCTCAAGAATCTGAATATTTACAAAAAGATTTAGCAGCAGTACCTTATACTATATACATTGCATAATGGCATTATTTGGAAGACAACGTGATATAGCTTTATTTAAATCAGTAAATCGTGAACTGTTGGGGGATGTAATTACCCAACAATGTGCAGTATATAAACTTAGATTAGAAGAAACCCGCTTTAACCTTTACGGAGAAGCTTCGGGAGGTAAATTTTATGACGGTCCTACATTATTTAATGTTTTAATAGATAGAAGAGATCAAGAATATCCCGAAAGTGAGTTAGGTGTAGATTTTGCTTGGGGCGTTACTTTTAAATTTTTAAGAGCGGATTTAGTAGATGCTAGTGTAGTAATGGAAGTAGGAGATATAATTTTATATCAAAACGGATATTACCAAGTAGATGAAGTAATATCTAACCAATATTTTATGGGCAAAAACCCAGATTATCCTAATGAACCTAATCCCTTAAACCCAGGATTAAGCCAATTTGGAGCTAGTCTTTCAGTTATAGTCCAAACACATTATGAACCAGCTGATAAGTTCGGCATAACCAGAGAAAGATAATGGCCGGAAAAACTCCAATCCCTAAATCTCAAAGAGAAATATCAAATTCTCAAATAGATCCTTTTGATTCTACTAGGGGTAACCCTAACAGCACATCAGCTGATAAAAGAGAAAATAATCAAAATATTAATCCTGATAGGGCCAAACAAATCTCTCAGAAAGATGATACTTGGAAACCCTTTACTATAGGAATTAAGGATTTAGATGAAACCATTAAATATTATTTTGATCATGTAATTCGTCCTAGTGTGGTGCAAAATGGTAGCCGAATTGCAGTCCCAGTAATATATGGTTCACCTGAAAGGTGGAAATCCATGCAACGAGATGGGTATTATAGGGATGGCAAAGGTAAAATTATGGCTCCTCTTATTATGTTTAAAAGAAATAGTATTGATAGAGTAAGAGGTATTACTAATAAAATTGATGCTAATTACCCTCAAACCTATGCTATTTCAAAGCAAAGATATTCTAAAAAAAATTCTTATAATAATTTAAGTGTTCAAAACGGGTATAAACCGATTCAAACATATCAAGCTGTTGTAATTCCGGATTATGTAGTTTTAAATTATAATTGTATTATCTACACTTATTATGTAGAACAATTAAACCATATAATTGAAGCCATTAACTTTGCAGCAGATTCATATTGGGGGGATCCTGAAAGATTTAAATTTAAAGCTATAATTAATAGTTACCAAACTGTTACTGAATTAAACACTGGACAAGAACGTATGGTAAAAGGTACTTTTGATATTAAAATGCCAGGATACATAATTCCTAATGTAATTCAGAGTGATTTAAATGCTCTTAAAAAATTCTCAACAGCAGCCAAAGTAATATTTAATGCTGAAACTACTGAAGCTCTTACTAATGTAAGAGAAAATAGATTTATAGAAAATATAGATACTAGATTGGGAGATGAATAATTTATATAATTTTTACCATATTTATAAACAAAATTTTACATTATGGAACAGGTTATAAACTTAACAGAACAAGAAATTCAACAAATATCTCAAATCCAAATTCAACAAGACGAATTTGTTGCAAGATTTGGACAACTTGAATATCAACTTCAAAATTTAGAATTGCAAAAAGAAAAAATAATTGAACAACTAGAAACCTCCAAAACTTCAGAATCCCAAATTGCTGACCAACTGCAAGAAAAATATGGGGATGGAGTTATTAATATAAAAGAAGGTACTTTTTCTAAATCACAATAATTTTAAAAAAAAGATTGATATTTATCAATAAATAATAACTAGAACAACATGGCAGAAAACGTAATATCACCTGGTGTATTTTTAAATGAAAATGTACCCGTAACCACAGAAGCTCCTATTATCCCCGCAGGAGCTGCTATTGTTGGTCCTACTGTATTAGGACCCGTAAATATTCCTACAATAGTTACTACTTATAGTGAATACAAACAAAAATTTGGTAGTACTTACGTAGTGAGTGGTTCTTCTTATGCATTCCTAACTTCTCTTTCTGCTCAGAAATTTTTCCAAAATGGGGGACAAAGATTATTAGTCACTAGAGTAGCCTCAGGATCTTTTACGGGTGCTAGTTCTACAACTATAGAAAATGGCAACGCTACTCTTGGAGCATCTGAAGCCTCAGGAACACTTGCGATTGTAGCTACTACCTTAGATGCTGCTAATGATGAATTTAGATTTACAGACGATGAAGGAACACTTTATAGGTTTGTAGCAACAGCCTCGGGAAATCCCGCAGATGATATAGATGGTAACTTATATTTCCTCCCAATAGGAAGTGATCAAGATGATTGTGGTAACAACATGGCTGAGAGAATAAACAATGTCCTCTCGGGATCTGCAGCTTCTTCTAGTAAAGATTTATTAGCAGCAGATTATGATGCGAGTGCTAATATATTAAGACTTACAGGTTCATTGTCTAAAGGTTCATTATTAAATGGTTCAGCTTTCCAGACAGGATCTGGAACTAGCTTTTTTACAGGACCTACTGCAACACTTGGAGGTGGTGCGGGTTCTACAGGTAACAATGCCTTTACATTAAAAACATTCACAGAAGGCATTTCTGCAAACTCTATAAGCCCTCATTTAGCATCTGGTGTATTAACCAGTGGTTCTAGAGATAATGTAAGATGGGAAATCTCAGAACAAAACACTTCCTCAGGAGATTTTACACTTTCTATTAGAAGGGGTAACGATCGTCAAGGAGATAAAGTCGTATTAGAAACTTTTAGAGGTGTAAATTTAGATCCTCGTTCACCTAACTACGTAGCTCGTAGAGTAGGCAGCCAATATAAAGAATTAGAAGGTACTGGTACTAGTGCTTATATAGCAATAAATGGTGAGTACCCCAATGTAAGTAAATATGTATATGTCTCGAATGTAGCCGCTACTACACTAGATTATTTAGACGATTCTGGAAATATTAGAATAACAACTGCTACTGCATCAATCCCAATAAACCAAAGTGGTTCATTCCAGAGTGCTACAGGAAATATCTTAGATGGAAATCCCGCACAAAACTCTTATGAAAAAATTACAGAGGGTATAACTCAAGGAATTTCTTCCTCAGATTATACAGATACCATAGCAGTTTTAAGAGATAAAGATGCTTATCCCTATAACGTAATATCCACTCCTGGATTAATCTACTCAGAAGCTCAACACGCTTCAGAATTAGATAATTTAATTACTTATGTTGAAACTAGAGCAGACGCTATTATTCCTATTGATTTAAGAAATTATGGAGCAACAGTCCAACAAGCAACAGATACCGCAAAGACTTTAAATACATCTTATGCTGCTGCTTATTGGCCTTGGGTAAAAGTTAGAGATAATGATTTAGCTAAAGATGTTTGGGCTCCTGCTTCAACTTTGATCCCTGCAGTTTACGCAGCTAACGATGCAGCATCCGATGCTTGGTTTGCTCCTGCAGGATTTAATAGAGGAGGTTTACCTGGTGTAGTTAACACTGAAAGAGGATTAAAAAGAAGTTTAAGAGATACTCTTTATTCATCTAAAGTTAACCCAATTGCTACATTCCCTAATGCAGGTATAGTAGTATATGGACAAAAAACACTCCAAACTAAAGCTTCTGCAACTGATAGAGTAAATGTTAGAAGGTTATTAATTACCCTTAAAGATTTCATTGGTCAAGTTTCTCAAAACTTAATATTTGAACCTAACACAGTTTCTACAAGAAATTCATTCCTTTCTACAGTTAACCCATATTTAGAAACAGTACAGCAAAGGCAAGGATTATTTGCTTTTAAAGTAGTAATGGATGCCTCTAATAATGGTCCTAACGTAATTGATAGAAATGAGCTAAGAGGTGCTATTTACTTACAACCCACTAAAACAGCAGAATTTATAGTCCTAGATTTCAACGTATTACCAACAGGAGCAGAATTCCCCGGATAATATAAAAACTACAAAATTGAAATAAAAATAACATGGCAGAACAAATAATATCACCGGGAGTATTTACAAACGAAGATATCCCTACAATTACAGAAGCAGCTGCAGCCCCCGTAGGGGCCGCTGTTGTAGGTCCTACACCTTTAGGTCCTATGGAAATTCCTACTCTTTGTACTACTTTTAGTGATTTCCAATCTAAATTTGGACGTACCTTTGAAAGCGGAGGACTTGATTACTCATTCTTAACTTCACAAGCCGCGTTTAACTACTTTAAACAAGGAGGAACAAATTTATTAGTTACTAGAGTACCTTCGGGCAGCAATGCTGCTTATGAGGGGGCCGTATCTACATACATTCCTTCTTCTGGTAGTGAGGACGATAATGATTTTGAGTGTTTTGTATTAAAAACATTCTCAGAATCATCTTTAATGAACAGTTTAGGTGCAGTCCAAGACAGAGATTTTGCTACAGGTTCAGCTGGTAGTGCTAATTACGAAAGTGGTTCTAGGGATAATTTAAGATGGGAAATTTCAAATACTGATTATACTAAAGGAACTTTTACTTTAAGTATTAGACAAGGCAATGATACTAACACTTCTAAAAAAGTATTAGAAACATTTAGGGGTGTAAACCTTGATCCTAATAGTGATAACTTTATTTCTAGGAGGGTTGGTAACCAATATAAAGAATTAGTAGGTTCGGGTGGTAGCGATCCTTATGTCCGAACAAATGGTGACTTCGCCCCATTAAGTAATTTTGTATATGTATCTTCTGTTTCGGCATCAACCCCCGATTTTTTAGACGCAAACGGTACTATAACTGATGCAGCACTTAAAAAGAACCTCCCACAAAATTCAAATGGTGGATTTGTAAGTGGAACTGGAAATTTATTTAATGGTGAAATAAAATTAGGAAAAGATATTACGGCAGCTAACATGCAAGGCTTAGGTAATGATCAATATACTGATGCTGTTAATCTGTTAAAAGACAAAGATTTATACTACTTTAACATAATTTCTCTCCCAGGATTTATAGGAAATTCAACTAACCAAACCACAGCTCAAACTGTAATTGATTTAGCTGAAGAAAGAGGTGATTGCTTAGCAGTACTTGATTTAGGATTATACGATACTAGTGTTGCTGTTATAACGACAGCAGCAGCTTTATATGATTCTAGCTATGCCGCTAGTTATTATCCTTGGGTATTATTAAATGATGCTCAAACAGGAGCAGCAGCTTGGGCTCCCCCCTCCACAGTAATTCCTGCAGCTTATGTGTTTAACGACAATACAGCGGGTGCTTGGTTTGCCCCCGCAGGTGCGACTAGAGGAACTATTAATAGTGCTATTACGTTACAAAGGGCATTACCTAAAGCTAGTAGAGATACTTTATATGATGGTAAAGTAAATCCATTAGTTAATTTCCCTAATACGGGGATTGCAATTTATGGACAAAAAACACTCCAAGCAGCTTCATCAGCAACCGATAGAGTAAATGTTAGAAGATTACTTCTTAACTTGAAAAACTTCATTGGTACAGTTGCCCAAGGTTTGGTATTTGAACCTAATACATTAGCTACTAGAAATTCATTTTTATCTGTCGTCGTTCCTTACTTAGAATTAGTACAACAAAGACAAGGATTATTTGCTTTTAAAGTAACTATGGACGATACCAATAACGGCCCAGATGTAATTGATAGAAATGAGCTAAGAGGTGCTATTTATATCCAACCTGTTAAAGCAGCAGAATTTATAGTCCTAGATTTCAACGTATTACCAACAGGAGCAGAATTCCCAGGATAATTAATTTCCTAAAAACACGAATATTTATAATCACAAAATAACAAACATTAGAAAACATGGCAATATTAGATACTAACGAAGTATTTTTCACAGCATTTGAACCCAAACAGCAGAATCGGTTTTTGATGTCAATTGATGGCATTGAATCATATATTATTAAAAGCGTAAGCGAAATTGCTTTGACACAGGGCGAAGTAGTACTCAACCACATTAACGTTTATAGAAAAGTTAAAGGTAAGTCTACTTGGGGTAACGTAACTTTATCACTTCACGATCCTATTTCTCCTTCTGGAGCCCAACAAGTAATGGAGTGGGTTAGATTACACCACGAATCAGTAACAGGTAGAGATGGCTACTCAGATTTCTATAAGAAAGATGTAACCTTAAGTATCTTAGGTCCTGTTGGCGATATTGTCTCTGAATGGATTTTAAAAGGATGTTTCATCGGAAATGCTAGTTTCGGCGAATACAATTGGGACAATGCAGATACTGCACAGTCCTTAACATTAGAATTAATTCCTGACTCCTGCGTATTGAATTTCTGATATAAGCCAAAAATGATTATAAAAAGAGGAGCGCACGAAAGTGCGCTCCTTA